ATTGAAAGTCTTAAAACACTTGACAATTTTAGTAAAGAAAGATTATTATACGGCAATTGGGAGTACGACGATAGCAAAAACAATTTAATAGATTATAATAAGATCGTAGAGATATACTCAAATGAATTACCGGAGGGTAAGCAATATATTAGCGCGGATATTGCAAGATATGGCAAAGATAAAACAATTGTTATGCTTTGGTCCGGTCTGACAGTTACTGAGATCCATAAGCTATCAAAAAAGTCTACAACTGAGGTGGCGGAATTTATAAAGTCGTTAGCGGCTGCAAAGGGTATTCATCACAATAATATTGTGATCGACGAGGATGGTATTGGCGGAGGCACCTGCGACCAAGTGAAAGGATGCAAAGGGTTTCTTAATGGAAGCAAAGCTATAAAAGGAAATTATATTAATCTAAAGTCTGAATGCTACTATCGTTTAGCTGAATTAATCAATAAAAATCAAATTGCAGTCAGAACAGAAGATGTTGATATTAGAAAGCAATTAACTGAGGAGTTGGAGTGGGTACACAGACACAACGCGGATAAGGACGGGAAACTTGCAATATTACCAAAGGAAAAAGTAAAAGAGAAATTAGGACGATCGCCCGATATATCAGACGCTTTAATGATGAGAATCTATTTTGAATTAAAGCCTTTTGATTTTGTAGTGGAATAATAGTAAATTTGTAAAAATATAAGTATATGAATCTAATCCAAAGAATTAAGGCTGTTATTATGCCTACTCAATCCGATCCTGGAAATAAATACAATCAATCTCTATTTTCTTATTTTAACGGAATCTTTTTTAATATACCTAATAATCCGCGCGCTTATGTAGCAAATGGCTATCAAGGAAATCCGGATGTATATTCTATTATAAATATGATCGCTAAGAAGGCAGCAAGTGTTCCTTTTTATGTTTATGTAGTAAGTAATAAAAAGAGTTTTAATAGAACAAAGAATAACAAATTTAACCTATTAAAAAAAGGATTAGACGAAGTTGAGGGAACAGAATTAAATAGATTAATCGCAAGACCGAATGAGATGCAATCTCAACAGGAGTTTATCGAAGCTATGGTTTCATTTCTTGAAATTACCGGTAATGCTTATGCTTATAAGTTTATGCCTGAAGTAGGTAGAAACAAAGGAGTACCTACTAAATTATATCCTTTACCATCACAATTTACTCAAATTATAGGTAGTGGCACATTTGAGCCAATTAGTGGCTATAAATTACAAATAGGAAACCAAGAAATAACTTTTAACAGGGACGAAGTTAATCATATTAAATTCTTTAATCCTGATTATAATGTGAGTGGTAATCAACTTTATGGAATGAGTCCGCTTATGGCTGCTTGGGAAACTGTTTCAAGTTCAAACGAAGGCACAAGGGCAAAAGCTAAGGCATTTATTAACGGTGGTGCAGCAGGTCTACTTTTCTCAGGAGATAAGGACGCTATGCTTGACGGCGAACAGATTAGTAAGATTAACCAACAAATTGACACTAAATTAACAGGAGCAGACAATTACAAGAGAATAGTAGCTACTAACGGAATTATTGACTATAAGCAAATTGGAATGAGTCCGGCGGATTTAGAAATAATTAAATCAATTGGAGCGGATAGGGACACTTTATGTAGAGTGTTTGGAGTAGATCCTATTTTATTTGCTACTGACTCTTCTTCGTACAATAATAAGGAATTAGCCTACAAAGGATTAGTAACTAACACAGTTATTCCTATTCTAAACTTAGTTAGGGCTATGTTTAACGAAGTTGCACTATATTACTCACTTAGAGATGGAGTAGAGTATTATATTGATTACGACGCACAAGCATTCCCTGAAATGCAAAAGGATATGGAAAAAATAGTTACCCAAATGAAAGAAAGTTGGTGGATTACTCCTAACGAGAAAAGGGACGCTATGAACTACGATAGATTAAACGAGGCGGATATGGATAGAATATTAGTCCCTACTAATTTAACTTATATGGACGAAATAGGAATGACTCCAGGAGTATGACAGAACAAGAAAAAAACGAAGAACTAAGAGCGTATATTGAATTATGGGGATATAGAAAATTTAGAAAGGCTTTGGATCAAAGTATTCAACCTTTATTAAATTCTTTAAAGGAAAGTAATTCAATTGGCTTTACTTATGCTTTACAGGCTTTACTTTATAATGCTCAACCCGTAGACGAATCTATAAGGGAGTTTTATGAGTTCGCTTGGTATAAACAAAGTGATTCTTTTGTCAATTGGGCAAATACTACTTATGATGCCGGCTTAGAGAAGAATGATCCTTATATGAATAGAATGCTAAGTTCTTATTATAGCACAATAGGCATTCAACACAGTCAAATAATCAACGATACTTCAAGAAGAAGAATAAACGAAGCATTTCAAGCTGCTTTTGCTAATAACGAAAGCGTAACTGATTTTGAAAAAAGATTAGTTCAAGAAGTTCAAATGAACAAGTCAAGAGCAAGAATAATTTCAAGAACTGAAAGCGTAATGCTTTTAAATAAAGTTATGATTGAAAATGCTCAATTATTACCTTTTGAAGTTAATAAGATTTGGATTCACGATCACCCTAATGTACCAAGAAATTGGCACTTAGCTTTGAATAATACAAAGAAACCTTTATTAGTTCCTTTTGATGTTTTAGGGATTCCGATGCAATATCCTGGAGATCCAATTGGCGGACCTGAGAATAATATAGGATGCAAATGTAGTATGTTAATTGTACCGAGAAAAGATGAAGACGGTAATTTAATTTATTCATAATTGCTAAAAAAGTTAGTATCTTTGTATATCATAGTTTGGTGTTTTGGTTTTAGGGTGGGTAGGTAACTACTCACTCTTTTTTAAACACTATAAAAATAATCGCTTATGAAAAATATAAGTTTCAAGAATTACGACGCAAGTATAAAAGACTTGGATGTAGCAACAGGAATAGTAACAGGTTACTTCTCTCAATTTAATTCTATTGATTTAGACGGAGATGTTATAATGCCAGGTGCATTTACAAAGACTATCGCTGAAAGAGGACCAGATTCATCAAAGCCTGAAATTGCTTATTTATGGCAACACGATACTTACAAGCCTTTAGGAAAGCTAATGGTTTTAAGAGAAGACAACTTTGGTTTGTACTTTGAAGCTAAAATGAGCGATACAACTTACGGACAGGATGCTTTGAAACTTTATAGAGATGGTGTAATAACCCAACATTCTATTGGTTATCAAGTAATAAAGTCGGTAGAAACCACTATGGAAATGGAAGAAGAAGTTGAGCAAATCTACGAGGTAAAACTTTGGGAAGGTTCAGCAGTAACTTTTGGAGCAAATCCTAATACACCTTTTACTGGCTTCAAGTCTGTAAAAGAAAGAGAAGACCGAATTAAAACTTTAGTTAAGGCTATTAAAAATGGTACTTATACTGATGAAACATTTGGTCTTATTGAATTTGAATTATTAAAACTTATTTCACTTGTTAAATCTGATGAGCCAACTGTGGTTACTCCTGTGGACAACGAGCCGAAAGAGGACAATAAGATACAAGAAATAAAACAATTTAGAAATCTCTTAAACCTTTAAAAATGGAAGAAATTAAAAATCTAGCAAATGACATCAACGCAAAGTTTGATGCTAACGCTAACGCTTTATTAAGCGTAAAAAATGAAGTGTCTACGATGGTAGAAAAAAGTATTGATTCAGTTAAAGCTGAAATCAAAGCAGTAAAAGATGAAATGGATAGACAAGCAGAAGAAGTATCTCGTAAGAGTGCAGCTAAGACTTTGGCTACTAAATCTATCGGTGAGCAAATCGCTGAAAACTTAGATTCAAATATGTCTATCGCTGAAAAAGAATTAAAATCAGCAGGTGGTTCATTCACTATGAACTTAAAAGCGGTTGGTAATATGTTATTGTCATCTAACTTAACAGGAGATTCAGTAGCTACTTACAACCAACAACAAGCAATCTTGCCTTCGCAAAAATTGAACTTTAGAGATTTAATCCCTACTGTACAATCAGCAACAGGTACTTTTGTTACTTACAAAGAAAGTGGTTCAGAAGGTGCTATCGCAGCGCAAACTGAAGGTGCAGCTAAAGGTCAAATTGATTACGATTTGACTGAAGTTAAGACTGTAAACGCTTATATCGCTGGTTTTGCAACTTTCTCAAAGCAAATGATGAAATCTTTACCATTTATCGAGCAAACTTTAACTCGTATGTTGATTAGAGATTTTTACAAAGCAGAAAATGCTTCTTTCTTCGGTACTGTTAGTGCTGCTGCAACAGGTTCAACAACCCACAGTGCTACTGATGATGTTGAAGAAATTATTGAATTAATCGCTAACCAAAAGACTGCTAACTTTAATGCTTCTTATGCGTTAGTTTCTCCTCATCAAATGGCTCGTTTAATTATCTCTACTTACAACAAAGGTTACTATGCAGGTGCAGGTGCGGTTATTCTTAACGGTGCAGGTGGTTTGACTATCTTTGGTACACCAGTATTCGAGGCTTCTTGGGTAACTGATGACAAAGTGTTAATCTTTGATAGAGATTACTTAGAAAGAGTTGAAGTTGAAGGTATGAATGTAACTTTCTCTTATGAGAATGGCACAAATTTTACGCAAAACCTTGTTACGGCTAGGATTGAGTGCTACGAAGCGGTGAACCTAATGCTGCCTACAGCTGCAATTTATGCAGATTTAGGAAATAGCTAGTAATCAGATAGTTACGAATTAAAATAAAAGAAGGCTGGTACTTAATTGTATCAGCCTTTTTTTGTTATATTTGTTTTATGATTGGAATCTACAAAATCACTTCTCCAAGTGGGAAGATTTATATTGGTCAAACGACTAATTATTCTAAAAGGCATAATGCCTACAAAAATCACAAATGTAAAGGACAACCTAAACTATTTGCTTCTATTGAAAAATATGGTTTTATTAATCATACAATAGAAATCGTTAAGGAGTGCCAGGTTGAAGATTTAAACTATTATGAACGATATTACCAAGAGTATTACGAAAGTGTCTTAAATGGTCTTAATTTGCGTTATACGGCTACTACTGATAAGAGTGGTTTTATGAGCGAAGAAAGTAAAAAGAGAATGTCTGATTCAGGTAAGGGTAAAATAATAACTGAAGAATGGAGAAAGAATTTATCTATTGCAGGAACTAATAGAAAACATACTGAAGAAGAAAAACAAAAAATAAGCCAGGCAAATAAAGGCAAAAAGAAAACTGCTGAACATATTGCTAAACTACTACAAAATCAAAAAGGATTTAAGAAGAAACCACATTCAGAAGAAACTAAACAAAAAATATCTAAAGCTCAAAAAGGCATACCAAGAAAACCACATACCGAAGAAACAAGGTTAAAGATGTGTGAATCCCAAAAAAAGCGTTTCGCCAAATAGTTTATTATTGCTAAAAATCTTAGTATCTTTGTGAATGTACAAATGTTCAGTAGATATATCGCATAACGGTAGGAAGTATTATAGAGGTAACTACTACGACCTTGTATTAAGCGATAAGATGAAAGAATTTATTAAAGTTGGGTACTTTACTCAAATAGTTGATAAAGGTGTTACAAAAGAGTTTAAAGGCAAAATAAAGAAAAAGTGATAAACTTATATCCATACCTAAATAATCCTGCTATTGATTCTATTGTGATGTTTCCTAATGGATTCAAAGCAGAAAAATTATACACAGTATTTCCAAGATTTGGTTTCTTTAATGCAAGTAGAGATCTAACTGCTTATAGAACTGTTCAAAGCACAACAATACCGGATTTAAAGTTTCTTTCGTTTATGGGGGCTGATGTGCCTTTATGTGATTACGAATATTCAACTTGTCCTGAGTTATTTATCCAAAAGGAGTCTTTTAATTATTTTTTAAATACTGCTGATTTTAGCGCAGTTAATTGGAATACTAACGGAACAATTACAGATGCTTATGGACAAGGACCAGATCTTATGCCATTTAGTGCTGCAAGATTTCAAAACGCTAATGCTTATCAAATAACTGATTTTGGAGGTCCTTATTTAACTCTTTCTGTTTATGCAAAAAGAAATACGGCTTCTACTATTAGACTTTACCAAGATACTGCTGAGGTAACTTATACTTTAAGTGATAGATGGGAAAGATATACTTATACTTCTATTCCTTCCGGTCCTGCTGATATAGGATTTGAGGTTGTAGGTGATGCTTTAATTTGGATACCACAATTTGAAGAAGGTGATTTTGCTACTTCTCCTATACCTAATGGCGCTACTGAAAATACAAGACCAAAGGATATTATCTATAAAGATATAACTGGCACAGAAGAGTTTTTAATATATTTTGATGTTCGTTTACGATCAGGTTCAAATATTGATGATTTCTACGAAATAATAGGATCGGTGAATGATGGTAGTTTTGATTATTATTGTGCAATAGGTGTTTCTAATACTAACGAATTTATCGTAAATTTGTATAATAATCCTGATAATCAATTAGAAGTATTTGATGCTTATCCTGATGGTATTCATAAGGTTGCAGTTAAATTTACTGATAGTGTTGTAAAGGTTTGGATTGATGGTGTAAATGTTCTTGAAACAGGTAATTCTGTTGGAGTAAGTCCAAATTCATTAAATAGATTAGACTTAGGCACAATAGCAGGTGCATTAAATCCTATTAAAGATAGAATAAGAGGTTCAATTTTTATGGGTGGTGTTGCAGGAACTTTACCAACTGATGAAGAAATATTACAATTAACAACAATTACAGATGCTGCTGAATATATGATTACACAAGGCGGTAATTTTATAGTATCAGAAAGCGGAGATTATATAATTTTAGAACAATAAGAATATGGCAAATGTTAAATTTTCGGAATTTCCTTCAGCAGCTACGGTTGGTGGAACGGATATAATCCCAATAGTACAAGGTGGAATAAATAAGAAAGCTACCGGTGCGGTATTTTCTACTTATATTGGATCGGCATTTGTTGCTTTAACCGGCAATCAAACAATCGCAGGTGTAAAAACATTTAGTTCACAATTAGTATCTACAATTGCTACTGGTACTGCTCCTTTTAGTGTTGCTTCGACTACAAAAGTAACTAACTTAAACGCTGATTTATTAGATGGTTTATCTTCTGCTGCATTTCAAACAGTATTAACAAATCCTATCACAGGCACAGGAACAACTAATTACTTACCAAAGTTTACAGGGTCAAGTGCTTTAGGAGATTCTTTAATATTTGATAATGGAACTAATATAGGTATAGGAACTGCAACTCCAAGTGCTAAATTAGAACTTGGAAGTGGTAATATTAGACTTACAAATACTGCTCAAATTGAATGGGGTGGTGGTGCAAATTCTATTGATGCTTCAAATGCAACAAATGTTATGCGTTTCTATACTAATAATCTTGAAAGAATTAATATAAATTCTGCAGGTTATATAGGTATTGGAACGGCTACTGCTTTTTCTAAATTATCTATTGCAGGTGCAGGTGGTTCTTTATCAGCAGTTTCAGCAATACAATTTTACGATAGTAATTCGGGTGGCTCAAGAAATTTTGCTTGGTCAAATGGAGCAGGTGGAAATCAAGTTGATTTAATAGGAAAATTTATATTATCTGCTTCAAGTGCGGTAAATGGAGATGCATTAACTGGTAATGCTTTAATGGCTATCACAGGTTCGGGTAATGTAGGAATAGGAACTACTGCTCCTGCAACTAAATTACAAGTAGATGGCGCAGATTATTCTTTTATCGCAGGTTCTGATGTAGGAAATAGGAGAGTTGCTATTGGATTAGATGTTTCAGGAGAGCCATCAATACAAGGTACTTTATCAAATGGAACTGCAAGACAAATTTCTATCAATCCAAGCGGTGGGAATGTGGGGATTGGAACTTATGCACCAACTGAAGAATTAGAGGTTTATAAATCACAAAACGGAATCACAAGGTTATTAGTAAATAATCCCGATACAACAAATGCAAATTCAAGAGCGGCTATAAATGTTACATCTGGTGCAGTTGTAGGAGAGATGGTTGCTATTACTGGTTTAGGATTATTTTTAGGTACTGCAACCAATCAAGTTTTATCTTTCATTACAAATGGTTCATCGAGGATGGATTTAACTACTACTGGAAATCTTTTAATCGGCACAACCACAGACGCAGGATATAAGTTACAAGTTGCAGGTTTACAACAAATAAAAGGTAGTAACACTTTATTAAACTTTGGCGAATTAGATACAAATAATGTTTATTTTCAAGCATTAAATTTAGCTACATCCGCATCAAAAGGGTTTATATTTTATGGTACTACCGAATATATGCGTATTAAATCAAGTGGTGTAATAAATATTTCTAATATACCAACTTCAGCAACTGGATTAAGTGCAGGAGATATTTGGTCAGATGGCGGAACTTTAAAAATAGTTTAGTAGATTTGAAAATGAACAACGAACAAATATATTCTATCTTAGGTCAAGGACTTAATATAGCAAACACAAAAGGATGCTTTAATTTAGATGAATCGGCAACGATTGCACAAGCATTATTTCAATTAAAAGAAGTATTAAATTTAACAGACAAAAAAGATGATTCAATTAAAGCCGAGTAGTGTAGGTGTCTTAGGCACTATTACTCAAATTGATGTATTAGTATTACCTTTTGATGTACAAGCGGTTACTTGCTCAACTTACTACAAGTTATGCGATGCTGAAAGAAAGCTATTAGCTGAAGGTAATTTAAGTTTAACAGAAGAACAATTTGCAAATTGGGGAACTGACAATAGTTATGTTTCGGATATTGTGATTAACGAATTAGGTTTAGAAAAAGCAGAATAATGATTAACTCAGAATTTCAAATTGAAATTATTACAGACCTTTCAGTAGAGCCTGTTACATTACAGGAGGCTAAAGACTATATGCGTATTTCTTCGGATTCGGAGAACGACCTAATAGAAGAACTTATTACTTCTGCAAGGGAACGAATAGAGAAGTTTACAGGACTATCTTTAGGGGAAAAAACTTTAAGGGCGTATTGGTTCTATTTTCACATTCCACAGGAGATTCCTTATGGCCCAGTTACCTTAATTGAGTCGGTTGTAAATGATGATGATGTGGAAGTGGAATATACTGCTCGTGGATTGCAATATAAAGTCCTTGAAGCGTATTCTACACAAGGTTTGACAATAGAGTACGAGGCAGGTTTTGCAGTCGCTCCTAAAGGCTTAAAATTAGCCATATTAAAACAGGTGTCTACTGATTACGAGAATAGGGAAAATTACTCTATTTATGACCAGGCTTACGAGTTAAGTTCGGATGCTAAAAGACAAGCGCAACCATATTGCAGGAATACTATATTTGGTATATAATGAGAGCAGGAGACTTAAGAAATCAAATTCAAATCTTTAACCTAACGGTAAGTCCCGATGGTGCAGGAGGTACTACACCTACTTACACTTTAGCGCAAACTTTATGGGCTAAAATTAAGGCTAAGACAGGCAAAAGAGATTTTGAGGATTCAAGAATATCTTTAGATGAAACTTATGAGATGACTATTAGATATGATGATTATCCGGAGTTTAGCCAATTAGATAAGATTGTTTTTAACGAAGGTTTGTATGTAGTGCAAAGTTTTTATACTGTTGAAGAGCGAAAAAAGACTATTATTATTTACTGTACTTTAGACCGTAGAGTAACTGGTAATGATTTTATAATGTTAGAAAATGGTGTAACTTATATGATTACAGAATGAGTTTAATAGGATTAGATAATGTTCTTAAAAAGTTTGGTAAATTACCTGATAGGGTAGTTACTTTAACTAAAGCTGCGGTAAGTAGAAATACTGATCAGATTTATGCCGAATCGATGTCCCAAGTACCTAAAAATCTTAATAAATTAGCAGGAAGTGGTCAAAAAAATGTTACTGATCTTACGGGAACAGTAAGTTATGGTGGTGGAGGTGTAGATTATGCCCCTTATGTTGAATTTGGAACAGGTCCTTTTGCTAAGTCTTATTTAGCAGGAATGAATAAAGAAATAAAAACTTATGCTATGACCTTTTTTGTTAATGGGCAAGGTAGAATGGAGGCACAACCTTTTCTTATACCTGCTTATTTAAAATACAGAAAACAATTTTTTAAAGATATGAAAGATATTGCTAAGATTATTAGCAAATAATTCGTAATTTTGTTAAATGAAGGATGTAGGTCAATTAATAAGGACAAAGGTATATGATCGTTTATTCGGAGTTTTAGAATATAATGAACAAGCAATACCAGTGTATGATTCAGCAGGAGTTCCTGCTAACGCAACACACCCTTATGTTTTATTATCAACTTTTACTTCTACGGAATTAGGAGAAGGTACTAAAGAAGCCTACGGACAAGAAATAAGCCTTTTAATAGAGGTTTGTATGAAGTTTGACAATAGTTACGGTGGTAAAATAATTTGTGATAATATCTCAAATCAAATTACTGAACTAATAAGAACAAGACAAGCAGGATACTTAGATTTAAGTCCTGATTGGTATATTATACGAACTTTAATGGAAAGTACAAATACACTGGAGCAACAGGTAACAACTGGAGTTTTAGTAAGACGAATGATTAGATTTACTTTTAAAATACAACAAGGATGAGCGTATTAAACGGATCGGATATATTACTTTATGATGCAGATACAGGGTTTCCTTTAATGTGTCAAAAAAGTGTAACAGTTACTTTGAATGATAATATGATTGATGCTACTTGCAAACAATCAGAAGGTTTTTCAGTAAGTTTACCAGGATTAAGAGATTTTGCTTTTACGGCTGATGCTTTGGTTGATTTTGATGAAGGTGCAACAGATATAGGTATTACTACTTTGTTTAATGCTTATGATGCAAAAACACCAATTAATATAGCTATTTCAAACTCTATAACCGAAACAGGTTATTATATAGGTTTGGCTTATGTAGAAAGTATAGAAGTAAATGCTCCGATGGAAGATGTTACTTCTTATACGGTATCATTTACAGGAACATTAGAATTAACAAATTAACTTTAAAAAATAATAATATGGCAGTTTACAACGGAACTCTTCAGGTTTTATCAATCGGCGGAGAAAATTTAGCACAATTGACAAATGTCACTATGTCTATGAACCAAGACTTATTCGAAACTACTTCAAAAGAAAGTGGTGGATGGAAATCAGTTATGCCTGGTTTAAGAGATATTACTTACTCAGCAGAAGGTCTTGCAGACTTTACAGAGGCTTCAAAATATAATTTAACAGAATTATTTGCGTTATATGATGCAAGAACTTCAGTTTCTATTGTATGGACTAACACTATTACAGGTGATAAGAAAGTAACTCAAACGGCTTATATTTCTTCTATGGAAGTATCAGCGCCGATGGAAGATGTTACTACTTATTCAGTAGAGTTCACAGGAACAGGTACTCCAGTAATCGCAACTATCTAATAAAACAAACAAAACTATGACCGGAATAATAGAAGTTACTCTCAACGGAGAAGTAAAGCAGTTAAAATTTGGTAATTACGCTTTAGAGCAATACACAAAATTGACTGGTGTTGATATAGGAAGTATCAAACAACTTAGTGATGATTATACTCAGTTAGATATGACTGCCGATATAATTTATTGTGGGTTGTTTGGTGCTTACCGATCAAATAAAAAAGTTGTTGATTTCACAGTACAAGATGTCCAAAGTTGGGTAGACTCGATGAGTTATGGGGATCAGCTTGTGGTGATTAAAGAATTTATGTCTTGCGTAGTTTTAATGACTGAGCAGATGGTAAATGCTTTTAAAGCTATGAGTGAAGGCGACAACGAAAAAAAAAAATAACTTGGAATGATATATTAGACAACGCAATTATTAATTTGGGATTAAATCCAAATGATTTTTGGGAGATGACTTTTATAGATTATATTAGGTATGTAATTCACTTTGCTAAAAAAGAGGCTGATCAGTGGGATAGAACAAGGGTGGTAATGAGTTACATACTTAATACACAAGTAGAAAAGAAAAACCAAAAAAAGCCAAAAGATATTATTCCATTATGGACTGATAAGTATAGGATACTTCAAAAGAAACCGGTTAAGCTACCAACTAAAGAAGAAAAAGAAGAATTGCTAAACAAGATGGGTAATAATGGAAGAAAAAATAATAGTTAAACTTGAGGCAGATATTGCTGATTTAAAGACTCAATTAGGAACTGCTCAAAACGAATTAAAAAGATTCGGTTTAGGTGTCCAAACTGATATTAACGATATTACCTTAGATAGGTTAAATCTTCAACTTAAACAACTTCAAACACAATTAGGTGCTACAAGTATTGGCTCTACTGCTTTTAAAAATATTGGAGCAGAAATTGCTTTAGTAGAAAACCAAATAAATGGTGCTTTAGTTTCTATTAATGCAAACGCAAATAGATCAAGAACTGGGTTTAACGGTTTAAATAATTCAATCAATCAAATTTCAAGAGAACTTCCTGCCTTTGGATTAAGTGCCAATATTGGTTTCTTAGCTATTTCCAATAACTTACCTATTTTATTTGATGAGATAAAAAAAGTAAGAGATATAAATAAAGATTTAGCTGCAAGTGGTAAAGATACAACTTCTGTATTTAAACAACTAAGTGGTGCTTTATTTTCTTGGCAAACTGCTTTAAGTCTTGGTGTTACTTTACTTACAATTTACGGTGGTAAAATAGTTGAATTGATAAGTAATTTAGTTAAAGGTAAAGAAGAAATAACAAGTGCTAAATTAGAATTAGATGCTTTAAATGAAACTTATGCAGATAAGTCTTTACAAGGAGCAATTGCTGATGTAATATTACTACAATCATCTTTAGAATCTGCTGGTCGAACTATACAAGGTCAAAAACAATTTGTAGATCAATACAACAAAACAATTGGAACTGTTACTGGTAGTGTAAAAACATTTAAAGAAGCAGAGCAAGGTATTGTTGATGGTACAGAGGCTTATGTTAATGCTATGATTGCAAGGGCAACTGCAACAAAATTAGCAGGAAAAGCAGCCGATATAACGACAAAAATGGAAGATTTGCGTGTAGAACACGCTAAACAAAATGCTATTGATCAAATTGATGGGGAAGAAAAATTTGCTGCGGAGTATAAATTATTACAACTTGATAGAGATAGAAATACTAGAAGTGCATTAATATCTGAAGCAGATTATATAAAAGGAAGGATGGCTTCCAAAAAAGCAGAAACACATAAAGCACAACAAGAAGAATTAGCTGCTTATCAAAAACAACTTAATGATTTAGAAAATTTAACTAAAAAGTATTACGATAAATCAGGATTAATAATTACAACACCTGAACAACCTGCTGCAACTGATAGAGGTATTCCTCAAATGGATCAAATGGCAGGCGCTTCTGATCAGATGGCTGAAGCTAAAAAACTATTTGATTTTTATAAACAACAAGGTCCTGAAAGTTTAAATATTTTAGGAGAGGCTTATGTTAATAATCCATTTTTTAAATCTTTAGTTGATGACGAATTAAGTGGTAAAACTCTAAAGTTAAGAGAAGATATAGATAAACTTGGTCAATCACCAACTTGGACTGATCCTGAAATGGTTCAATATATTGCTAATTTAGAAAATATAACAAATTTACTTTCTAATACATTAACAAGTGCATTTGATGCTGCTTTAATTAATGGACAAAACTTTTTTAAAGTATTTATGAAAGGTTTACTTAATATGGTTAATAAGTTATTAGTAGCAGTTGCTGCTGCTGCTTTATTAAGTATAATATTAAGTTCACTTGGGGGACCTTCTTCTGTTACAGGATTTGTTCCTATTTTAAAGAAATTAACAGGATTTAATTTAGATGGTCTAAATCCTACTGTCAAACCAGTTGAAAGAGTTGCAAATATTTCAGGACAAGGGCAAGGAAATGTTTCTTTTGAAATACAAGGAGATAAATTATATGGAGTTTTACAAAATTATAACGGAAGATTAAATAGGCTTGTATAATGGTTTATAATTATAAATACAAATTAGAGTGGGTAGGATTAAAGAACGCTGATGAAAGTGATTTTTATTATCGTTTAAAATTTTACAAAAAGGAAAGTATTGAAAAAGAATACGAAATAATAACACTTACACCTTCTAATCAACCTTTTTCTTTAAGCTATAAATCAAAGTCTGATTATGTATTTGAGCCATTTAGAACATCTTCTGCGGAAATAAATATATTCTTTGATGAAAATTCTGTAATACAACCTGAAGTATTTTTTGATAACACAGATAATACTACTTGGAAAGTTGTTTTAGAATTAATTAAGCCAGTTGAATTATTTACAAATCCTGATTTTACTTCAGGATGGACTGAAACTTTTCTTTCAGGTGGAGTTATTACCCCCGACTATACAACAGGTCCTTTAAATGAGCCTTCTACAAGAATTAAAGATGCAACTGCTTACCAAGCTATATCTTTATCTGAAAATACTTCTTATACTTATTCTGTTTGGTTAAAAGCTAACGAAGGAAGTCCTGTTGCTACAATCTTTATAGGTGATAGTGAATATGTTATAAATGTAACTAATACTTGGACACAATATGATTTTTCAGTAACAAAAGCTGAAGCAGTTTATAATTGTGGTATTGAAGTAACAGGTGATGCTTTAGTTTATTATCCTAATTTATATGAAACAATTTTACAAGGTTCTGCTGAACTTTGGAGTGGGTATGTTTTAAATTCAGATATTCAATATGATTGGCAAGATCAATATTTTCTTAGATTAACTGCTACTGATTTCTTAGGTGTTTTAAAAGAATATAAATATTCTGAGTACGAAGAGTTCTCGATGTTCCAAAGCCAAGATTTTTATGAAGGCATTTCAATTAAAGATTTTATTATAAGATGTTTAAACTTAGTAGGTTTAGAGATTGATTATAAATTTGCTTTTAACTTTACTGAAAATAACCTTGCAAAGAATGAGGTTAGTATGTTTATTAATGAATATGCTGCTATTGATTGGAAAAATAATAGCCCTTATGACCTACAAAAAATAATAGGTAATTTATTAACTTCTTTAGGATGTATTCTTTATTTAGATAATAGAGATAATACTTGGACTATTTTAGCAATTAATGAATTAGCAACTACTCAAAATAACTTAGTACCTTATAGAAAGTATAGTTATATTGATGGATCTGAAATAACAGATGGTAATTATAATATCAAAACTATTATAAAGCAAAATACTCAAACAATATTTAGTGATGCAAATCAAATAGTAACATTAAGACCAAGATTAGACGAGGTTCAATTAATGTATCCTAATAAAGTTAAAAATTTAACTATAAATTATGGATTCTTTCAAGAAGATACAAGTGTATTTCCTAATAAACCTTTATTTTGGACTGAGAATGTAGGTACTTATAATGGCGAAAAAGGCACATCACATCCTTATGATCCATATTGGATGGAAACCGTTGAAAAGGAAGATAAATTAGATCCTATTGATGGAAGTAATTATTTAGGATTAAGTATTGATATGAAAAGATTTTTAGGATGTTTTGATCCAGTCTTAAATACTTATACTCACTTAGGAGATAGTTACGCTTTTAATTTAAACTTTGAATTTAGAATTACCGCTCCTGAACCAGGTGATGGATTTAATGTAACTTTTTTATCTAAAAGATTAGAATCTTCTGCTATTTACCCAATTGCTGATTATGCTTCTTTTGATTCAAGTGGATTATGGGCTGCACAAACTGCTGCCGATACATTAGGATCTAATCCAACAAGAATAGAAGTTTACGCTGATAATAATATGTGGAAGAGATTCCAAGTATTATCTAAATACACTCAGTCAAGTGGAGGTAATACGCATTCTTCTACAAATTGGTTTTGGGAATTAGACGAATTACAATTAAGAATTAGACCGATGAGGTTAAAGTCTTTATTAAGTCCAAGCCATTTAAATGTAGATAACATTCAGCTTAATATTATTCCAACAAGAAATTTAGCTTTAGAGAAATTAGGTTATAAAGCAATACAGAATACAGATTTAAATTCACCAAAGCCAGGTTATCAAAAAAATATAAAGGTAGTAGAATCGATGTTTCATACCGGTGATTCAAATGGATTGTCGGCAGTTTATTACGAGGATGTTATTTTTACTAAAGAAACTTACGATTTTGTAAATTATATTCAAACTTCTAATAAATGGAGAAAGCCTTTTATGCAAGTTATTGAAGGAGAAACTCCTAATTATAACTACTTAAATAGTTTAACTGCATCTTCTGTGCTTTCTTTTTATAGATCACCTGGAAGAACTTATAACGGTAATGTTTATGCGGAACAAACACCTGTACAAGGATATACTCCTTTTGCATTTCCTGTTTATACTGAAATTAACGGTGTATTTAATAGAACAATAACTAATAATATAGCTAATCAATTTGGTGCTGATGTTATAGCTGATGGCGGAACATTTGAATCATTTAATTGTTTATTAGGTAACTTAAATCAAATTATAAATATTAGTAGTAATTTCTTTATGAGTGAAGCTACTTTTGACTATTTTAACAATAAAACCAACGCTAAACTTGAAGAAGATTTAACTAACAATATTGAATACTTTACACTTGGGCTTGCACCTTATCAATTTAGTCAATCAACTTTATTTGGTCAACCTGGAAGTAGTACAAGTAATTCGCAAACAGAAGTAATACCCCCTTCATAATGAGTGAACTTAAAGAAATAAACGATCAGTTAAAAGCATTATCTATTAATGTGGAAATGATTAGCCAGGCTATCACAGGATCAAAATTAAATAGAAATGGAATTCTTCAAAGATTAGAATTAATCGAAGAAACTTTAGAAGAAACGGAAACTAAAGTTCAAGAAGTCCGAGATTATAACACTGGGATTAATTGGGCAGTTAGAATTGGTGCTTTTATATTAACGATAACAGGTATAACTTTTATTAAAGATTACTTATGGCACAAATAAGCGAAGATGGTTTAAAACTATTAGTAGAGTTTGAAGGCTTAAAGTTAGATGCTTATCAGTGTTCAGCTTTGGTTTGGACTATTGGAATTGGTTCGACTAAATACGCTAACGGAAACCCTGTAAAGAAAGGCGACAAAATAACAAAAGAGGAAGCCTATAAGCTATTCCTTGACACTTCTGACACTTACAGTGCTTGTATTAAGAGATATGTTATTAGACCGCTTAAACAGAACGAATTTGATGCTTTATTTTGCTTATGTTATAATATTGGATGTGGAGCGTTTGCAAAGTCTTCTTTGGTTAAGTTTATTAACGGTGGTCAAACTATTGAGAAAATAAAAGTAGGCTTTATGATGTGGATTAAAGCAGGTGGTGTAGTGAGTAAAGGATTAATGAGAAGAAGATTACGAGAGTTTAACTTATATGCGAAAATTAAATAACATACTTTCTACTATATTTGGAGCGATTGTAGCTATTGCAAATGCTTGGGTAACTATTGATTGGGATAACTTTGTGTGGTGTTTTAACACAGGCTTTAAATTATTTTTATCAGCTTTAATTGCTATTGGAGGTTATATGACTACTATAAATCATAAGCCTTTGAATAATAGATAAATAATAACTACTTTCGAGAAAAAAACTTTATGTACAGACCAAGACTATCAGAAACTGAGTATAACCAATATCAGTTAAAAAAGCTAACGGATAAAAGAACTTATAAATTATTTGTATTCTCTGACCCTCACGGTTGGTTAGCTGACCTTAAATGTTTACGAGTTATTAATAATATTCTCCAACATAATAAGTTTGATGAAGTTTGTATCAACGGAGATATAGTAGATTTGCCTTTTGTTTCTAAACATACTAATAAACTTTATTTAGATGGTATTCTTAATGGTTACAGTGAAGTAGAGGAGTTTAAATACACAGAAGAACAAATCCTTAAGCCTTTAAGATTAAGTACAGATGCAAAGATTACCATTCGTACCGGTAACCACGACGAGCGAGTTACAAAACCTTTTTTATTATCTAAAGGTCAATTAGCAAGATTAGCCATTCTTTATAAACACTTTGAAAGTACCAAGTTTGAAGAGATGCTACACCTGGCGGAGAACGATATGGTTTATGACCCTACGGATGTGTTTAATTACTTTGATATTTTTGATGTTACTCACGGTTTAAGTTTAACAAAGAATGCAAGTGAAAAGAATATAATTGAATACTGGGGTTCGGGATGTACAGGTCATTCACACAGATTAGGAATGCGATACATTCGTAATAGGCATAATATTAACGCTTGGTTTGAAGTGGGATGTACAAGGTTAATGGAAGCAGTAGAGTATCTACCAACAGGAAGAATAGCTGATTGGTGTCAAGGGTTTTTAGAGGTTACTTTTAAAATAGATGGCGATAAGGTTTTATTCTTTGCGCAACCTCACGCTATAATTGATTATAAATGTGTTTATAACGGTGTTTTATATGGAGAATAAAGAAGAGGAAATATTTGATGTAACAGATGGCGAGATTTTAGAAGAACTTAAATTCTTTGTTTATTTTCTTTTTGAATTAGAAGAGAAATCACTACTTTTATTCCCAAGTTATAAAACCTTAACACAAGCAAGGTTAATTAAAATGATTGAAACACGATTAGACTTTTTAGATTATGATGAAGACAAAGAGGGAGATGTTAGTTGAGAAATTAAAAGAATTATACAACCAAATTGAAATAGTACGCAGAGAATTAATAACCGAAACAAATAAAGAAAAACTAAAAGAGAAACAAAATGAAAACTATCGAAGAAATTAACCATCTTGAAAATTGCGAATGCTCTGAAGTCTGTACTAATTGCAGCGTTAAGTATCAATTTAAACCTATCGAATTAACTGGTAGTAAAATAGCTGATATAGTTACAAAGCCAAAATACTACAAAGTAGAGATTAAAGGAGTGCCTATTGATGTAATTGATATAGCAAATGCTTATAATTTATCATTTATGAAAGGTAATGCTATTAAGTATATTTTAAGAGCAGGGAAAAAAGATTTATTGGTACAAGACTTAAAAAAAGCTATTGAGTGTTTAAATAGGGAGATTGATTATGAAGCCGGTAAGTAGGATAATTACTTTATTTTGGTTAAATTTGCGAAAGGATAATAATATATCTTTAAATTATGGCAAAGAAATCAAAAGAAATAAGCGAAGACTTAAAGGAAGAAGTAATTGAGGTTAATCCCTTAACTATATCCGAGTGCTGCAAGGCTGAATACATATCTTCAGGTACTAAAGTATATTGCTCAAAATGCAAGGCAGACTGCCGTTTAGAAAGACAAAAGAAACTAATTAAATTATGGAGTCCAAAAGCATAATAATTCTATTGGTAGTAATAATACTATCTTCTTCTTGCAAGTCTAAAAAGTTGGTAGAAACTACTAAAGTAGATTCTGTTATTACTTTGGTCCAAAAGGTCGAATTGGCTACTGATTCAAGCGATATAGAAACAACCGAAGAAATAGCTTATATTTTTGATACATTAGTAAACCATCAAGTTACACCTTTAGAAGCTATTAGAGGCGATTACAAGCACAAACTAAAGGCAATCCATATAAAGAGACATATCAAAGAAAGAAAGCGCTTACAAAGCCTTAAAATCGATAAGAAAGAAAACAAGGCTATAAAGGTGGATAAGACTGTCATCCAGGAAGAGAAGCCAAAAAATAACACTACTTTATTCTTAATATTAGGAATTGCTATCGCAGTTTACCTAATCCTAAAAAAACTATAAAAATAATTTCTTTGATTATCAGTTAGTTAAGATTTACTTTAGCACTTTAGTAAAATAATGTTTGCAGATATAATTTTAATTAAGACATTTGTGGACCAAACAATAAGAAATGATTTACAAAAAACAACAAGCAGCAGAGATCAAGGCTTTAGAAGTCGGGGATACTCTAAATGTAGATGAGCGAGAAGGTAATCGAATCCGAGCCTTACTGGCATACTACAAAAAATTCAACGGCAAGACTTATTCTTGCAAAGGTCAAATCGAAAACACTTTAACAATCACTAGAACAAAATGAAAAAGTTACAAAACCCAATCATCACAGAAATCGAAGTTGTTGAAACTACTAACTTTGAGAATTATTATGTCGAGTACACTGACAAGTTTATTGTTTATCACCACACTTTTCAATTCTTAGAATTAAGAGCTTGGATTATTGATAACTACGATACTTCAAGAGGTCAAGTTAAAATCGAAATGCAACCTACAAGTATGGAAACGGCAGAAAATCCGATCTACTTTACACAAGAAATTGACGAGTTTATTAGAGAAAACTACGAGGAGATTGTCTTAGAGATGCTTACTCAGCCAACTTTAGCTTGTCAATCTTATTTAGGTACTGCACTTTATAACATTTGTCGCCCAAGATAATGAGCATTATAACGGTCCATAAGTTCATAAATAATCCGCCGAAGGAAAGTAAGCTGGATAAATTAGTCAGACTTTACAGACAGACTTTAGAAGATGGTAATTATTGCAAATCAGTTCAAGCTATGTACCTTATCAATCGTCTTAAAGAGGCTGAAATACAAAAGATTACAAGTGATTACGAACACCACTTGGCAAAGCAAATAATTAAAAATAATTATCTCAATTTAATCAAATAATTGTATCTTTAAAAACCAAAACAAAATTATGTCATTATTAAATAT